CCCTTTGCGGTCAATGGTTCGCTGTGCATTCGGAGGCGGAATGTAATCGTCGATGCGCTCGCGCATGCCCTCGGCCAGTAATCGTCCCGCCGGCACGAGAGCGAGGTTCGGCGTGAGCTCTCCGTCCCGGACCTTGGCGCATCCGTCGGCGATGAGCTGGCGCGCCTCCGGCTCGAGCACGTCAAACGTCGAGCGTAGGAATGATCTCTCCGGAATCGTTTCCGTCCCGAATTCTTGAAACTCTGCCACCTCGACCTGGCTGGCTCCGGATTTGTAATCCGGCCCGTCCAGAACGCCAACCACCAGCCGATGCCGCGAAGCGCCGCGAAGATCTGAGACGATTCTCGACAGTCCCGGACCCCGAGATCGGATCTCTGTCCTCAGTCGCACAGCACCCTCGCTGCGCCGATCAGCTTGACCAACTCGCGATAGCGCCGTCCGTATGTCGTGGAGTCGAGGCCCGGGAAATTCGATGCGTTGGAGCCAATCGAACCATTATAGGTCACCGATGCGGAGCCCGCCGTCACCGATCTGACTGCCCCGGCGGACGCTGCGCCCGCCGACGCCGCGCTCGACAACGTCAGCAGGTGCGCGCTCATGTAGAGGATCGCATCGTCATACCGAGCAGCCCCGAAGAACGACGCGGACACCCAGCGCAAGGCCTCCTGGATTGAAGCGTCCACCAGATCGTCCGGGTATTTCGTCGTCGAGGCGAACGCCGGGAGTCGGGCGCGAAGCGTGGCGACGTCGATCATGCTTCAGGCCTCCCTCCGGCGCTCACTGCTTCGCGTCGAACGCGGCCTTGCCCTGGCTCGCCTTGTCCACCTTCGTCGAGTCGGCGACCGGAGCTGGGGGCATGGCCGACTGTGCCGGCGCGAACGGCCGAAGAAATGCCTTCCCGATCTGGTTCGCCCGAGCTTGGGCGCTCTTCGCTGTGTGCACGATGAGCCATCCCTCGCGCTCCAGGATCTCTCGCCCGCTCGGCTCATTTGGATCCTTGCGCTCCCCAGCCTTCGCCCAGATTTCCTCAGGCACCTCCGTGATGGCATCCGCCATCATCCGAGCCTTGATCGGCTTGCCGTTGTGCACGATCGCGAAGGTTGTGTCTCTCGTCGCCTCGATAAGCAAATTGGCCATTTTGCACCTCCCAGTCCGCGCCCGGCGCGGTCAGATTCCGATGCCCATGATCCCGCCCATGGGCCGGTACCAAGTACAGCCGCCCGTTTTAAGCCGCGCGATGATCGTGGTTTCGAGCGCGTCGAATTGCGGAGGCATCGGCGTGAACGGCAGCGGCTCGACACCGTGCAAAATATCGGGCGAGCGCTGATAGTTGAAGATCGCCTTGACGCCTCCGGGCCCCGCCGTCGCCACCGCGAGATTCGGGCGGACATCCTTCACCCATCCGTTGTTGGCGAGGAAATATTGGAGCGCGTTCATGGTCGTGTTGCTCATGCGCGCTTCCTGGGCGTAGCGGTACTGCGCCATCGGAAGCAGCATGACGTCGCCGCGCACGGTCATGTTGCTGTTCGTCCAGAGCGTGTCCGCCACGGCGTTGAGGTCCTGCACGACCTGATCGCCGGTCGCGCCCGCGAGCCAGTTTCCGTTCGGCACGGTCACGACCGCGGTCCGCGGGTCGGTGAATAGCCCCGGGATCCCGAGGGCAAGGTCGCCGAAATACAGCGTGGTGTCCTGGAGCTCGGCGATCGCGCGTCGGGCGGCTTCCGCCAGCTGCGTGTCGAGCGGAGCGTTGGCCATCCGCGCCGACTCGATGTCGTCGATGTTGTAGCCCCAGGCGGCCCACATGCCGCGGATCGGGCTGATGATCTCCTTGCCGGCGACATCGACGCGAGGAGGGTCATTGGCGAGCGCGCCGTAAAACTTCGCGCGCCCACGCTGTTCGTACGACATCCACGCCCACGACTTGGCGCCCGGATTGATGTTGTTCCGGAGCGGCATGAGGCTCTTGGCCTCGAGCTCCGGATACACGCGGTTGTAGACCTCGGCGACCACCTGCTTGAGCTGGTTCTCCACGAAAATGGACGTGTCGGAGTCCATGCGGAAATCCGGCCGCGTGGATCGCACGGTCGCCTCGTACCGCTGGAAGAATTCGCGCGTGAGCAACATTTCTGACGATTCCTTTCAGGTCAGCGATTCCGCCGCCGGTCCGCGCTCAGAGAGCGATCTCGATCTCCGCGATGCCGCCGGCAGAGGCCGACGTCCGGAACTTGCATGCCGTGGCCTGGTCGGCATTGCCGCCGTCATCGTCGTTCCGCCAGGCCCCGAGCGTGGTGAGCGCCCCGTTGGCCGTGTGGCGGAAGAAAACGTCGTCCCCCTTGGTGACGGCGACCTCCACGCGTGCGTACATCGGACCGTCCTCCACGACCGCCATCATTGCTCCGGGCGAGTAGCTGTCGAGGTGGTCGCGGTCGAGCGTGTCGGTCCCGCTGTGCACGCGCGCGGCCATGCCGATGAAGGTCCCGCCGGCGCCCGCCGGCAAAAAGGCGCTCTGATCTCCCCCCGGACCGTTCCCCTGCACCAGCGCGAGCCCGAAGCCGATGAACGACCGAGCCACGTTGGCCTGCACGGCCGCCGCGGCGAGGTTGGCGCCCACCGTGAGCGTGAATGCGGTCCCAGCCTTCAGGCTCGTCACGCGGACCTTGTTGCCCGACGCGTTGAGAGCAACGGCGTCCTCGAGTTCCGGCACCAGCTTGCCCGCCGCGATCAAGCCGTCCCGGATTTCCGCCACGGTCGCCGACGAGTCGGACGTGTACGTGAACACGTGGCCGTTCACGGTCATCGTATACGTGGTCGAGTTCACAGCGGTGATCGTAACGTCGGAGACCTGAGCCGCGGCGCCCTTGTCGTTCTTGTAGGATCGCGTGCGGAAAACGCCGAGGCCGACCTTTTGGCCTGGAAATCCGAGCGCGAGATTCTGGACGGATTGCTGAACCATTTTCTACCTCTCCGATTTTAGGATGCGCTTCGTCGGTCGTCAGGCCTGAGCGGGCTTCGTGCGCCACGCGTCCCTGTCGCGCTGGATCATCTCGTTCCGCGCCTTGTCGGCCGGATCGATCTGCCCGTCGGCGCGACGCTTGGCCTCGGCGCGCTTCGCATCGTCGGCCATCCGCCGCATCTCGTCTGTCGTATCGACGCGCGAGGCCCCGGCCGCGACGGTGTCGAACACGGCGCGCACGTATTCGGCGCTCTTTCCATCGGTCTTCACGGACGGAAGCTCATGGGCGATGACCTCGCGCATGACGTCGACGGCATCCATGCGGAGCAGCTCCGCAGTCGTCTTGCCCAGGATGGCGCTCGCCTTCGTGACCAGCTCGATTCGCGCCGCGATAGCCTCTGCCTCGCTGTCCCTGCGCGCCTGGGCCTCTGCCTCGGAGCCCTTCGCCTTGAAGGCTGCGAGCTCTCCTGCGGTCCGCTCCAGCTGTGCCGAGAGCGAATCGAAGTGCGCCGCCGCTCCGTCCGGAATTTCGACTTCAACATCACCGATCTTGCGCTTGACCATTTTCTCTCCCTCTTTGTTTCCCGTCGCATCCTTGCGCGCCATTTCTTCTGGCGTCGCAAGGAGCACCTTCGCGTGCGCCCTGAGGTGCATCTCGGCATGCGAGCGCAATTCGGGCGAAATCATGGTCTGCGGAGCTCTCGAGAGCGCGTCTCGCAGGTGTGGCACGTCGACCGACGAGTTCTCTGTGCCGGAATGTACAGCCGCCGTGTGGTGCGGCAGATGGCGCAGCGACCGTGGAACGGTCTTGCCCTCGTCGTCGAGCTGGCCTCCAGGCTCAATGGCCGCGAACGCGGCATCCGGAAGCGCGTTCACGTAGGCCGTGGTCCATAGACCGTCGATGCGATCGTCAGCGTCCACTTCCATCCCCAGCCCGTCCAGGCGCATGGCCAACGTCGGGCCGCCACGGGCGCGATCCACGATCGCTAGATGGTTACCCTGGATTTGGGTCTGCACGGCGTCGTAGCGCGTCTGCTGGCCGTTTTCATCGGTCCAGACCCCTGATTTGGGCTCGACCTTCGTCCTGTAGCCGTAGGACAGCTGGATCTTGCCGGCCTCGATCGCAGCGATCGCGTCCGCCCTGTGCACGAGCAGCGAGACGCGGGCATGGTTCCCGACGCGATCTGGGCGCGACGCGGCGCCGACCACGAGCGGCCCGGCATTCTGCGGCGTCAGTTTTTCCGATGGATGCTCCAGCGTCACCGGGAGCAGCGCCATGGAGTCCAGCGAGTCCTTGTGAAACACGGCCTCCGGTGGCCTCAGCTCGCGGACCACACGCCCGGTTGTCGGATCCGTGTATGCGAACACACCCGCGCGCGTAGCGAACCCCTGGGCGCGCAAGAATCCGTCCGAGGTCTTCGTCGCCGGTGCCAGGGGCGCAAGGTCCCATCGTTGAACCCAGTTCACTCCCTGACTCTGACCTCAGGAGTACAGCCCGTCAAGGATGGGCTCCGCTCGGCAGCGGCACATGATCTCTTCGCCTGGGTGGCCGGCGTCAGGAGGCGCAGACAGCCCGCGCGCCGCGAGCTGATGCTGCATGCTCTTCTCCCACGAGAATTTCTTGCCATCTCTCTGCTGATGCGTCGGCCGCACCCTTTCGTCGTGCTGCGTCACCCATCGATAATCGGTCACGCCGATCTGGCTGGCACGGATACGAGTAAGCTCTGAATTCAGCTTGTTCATTTGATCGCGAGCGATGATTCTCGCTCTGGTCTGAGCACGTTTCGCTCCGACTCCGCCGTCAGCCAGGAACATGCTTTCGATGCGCCCTGCAAGCTCGGACGGCGACATACCGTTCGCCACGGCTATTTGCGTCTCCGCCGCAATCTCGTCCGCCATTCGCTCGGATATTCCTGTGATGAGCCCGGCGTTCAGTCGAGAAAATTCATCGACAACGCGTCCCAGCCAGTTCTCGCCCAAATGAACGCGCACGCCTACTGCGCGCTCGAGCGCCTTCAGGTGCGCCCGGCGCGAAAATCCGATGACATCCTCGGCCGCGGCTCTTGCGGCGCGCAGGGCCTCATCTTGCCACTCCTGGACCCATCCCCGCGGGTCCGGAGCCGAGGGAAGCAGCCAACTCCGCGGATGCGTGTCCCGGGCGTTGGCGTGATCGGATGCGTCCATCCGCTCCAGGCTGGGCACGAGGCGTGCGCCCACCGCGGCCTGAAAACGATGCGTCACAGCCTGGATTCGAAGCGAATAGGCCCCGATGAGAGATGGCCTCAGGCCGTGCGTGACCATCCGGCGCGCTTCTGGGCGCCAAAGTCCAGAACCTCTATCTCGGAGCAGAGCATGCAGCGCCTCAACGCTGGTGATGACCAGCCCGGCCGTCAATGGCTCGAGTCCTTCGGCGCGTGAATGTCGCCCGAGCCTTGCGCGGCGCTGTCCGCGTCGATCGCCGCATGGAGACGAGTGAGTGATTTGCGTATGCTGTCGATCGCTGCTTCCATTTTCTCGAATCCTAGCCTCGTCACGTCCAGTATCGACTTGACCTCTTCTCGGTGCTGGCTTTGTTCCTGCGCCGAAATCCTCTCAGCGCGGTCGAGAGCGTCCTTTCTCTCGGCTCGGTCTGCGTCGGCTTCCTTTTCTCTGCTCTTGCGTTCGTCCTTGCGCTCTTCGCGCGATGATTTCAGCTCGCTCCTTAATAACGCCAGCGTTAGGACAGCGAGCGGAGCGGCGACGAGAACCTTTAGTGTCTCTGCATCCATCCCGAGAATTCCTGTTCCGACGTCCATAGGGTCACCACCCGTGAATTTGGAGCCATGACATCCGCGTCAGGACATCCGACGAATAATCCTGTCCAGTGGTTGACTGGTCGACTGAGTCTCCCATGAGCCACGACATTCCCACGCGGCCAACGCCGGCGTTGTAGGCCGCGATTCCGCACCTGATTTGATCCTTGTCCGACATGCCTCTCGCGCGCGCCCGTCGGAATGCACGGAACGATTCCAGTAAAATCTGGGCGGAATAGTCGACGATTTCCTGTAGAGCGCACTGTCCTGCACGCCACCTCAAGCAGATCGCAGGATGGAAGCGATCGTCGACCTGGAGCGGGCCGTGGCCATGTCCGGAGTCTCCGAGCAGTCCTCCTGCACTCGGAGCCAGGCAATAGCGTGGATCGGCACCCGTCTCTCGTGATGCGATGGCCGCGAGCATGGCGACGTCCAGGCCGGTCTTGGCCGCCGATATGACTAGGACAGGCCGTAGCAGCTCCAGCCGTTTTGCGTCAGACTCGACAGCGGCAGCCCCGCGAGCGGACATGACCTAACCGTACGCCTCGGTCTGCTCAGCCCGCAAGCTGCTCACGCCAAGGCTGCCAGAGGCTCTTGCTGGTCTACCTGTTGGCCCTCGGCGTCTGCCATGTCGTCGAGCTGATACCGGCACGTCGGATCGCTCAACAGTCCCCGGCGCGCCTCTTGAGGCGTGATGACGCCATCCTGGATGCGCTTCTCATCCGCTTGCGCTTGGAGCCAGTCAGTCTCCGCGCGCTGCTTGTCGGTCGGCTCCTCGAGAGGCAGGAAATCGACCTGCCACGATGCCGGGACGACTCCGCGCGTCGGACCTTTCTTGGCGTGCACCAGCAGATCGATCAGTCCGTTGATCGGACGGAGCAGCTTCCGCCTCTGCTCGGATGCAACCATGTCGTAAAACATCCTGCGCCCACTCTGATCGTCAGTGGACAGACCGGATGGCTCCTGGCCAAAAATAATTGAAAGAGGGATCCCGGAAGCGCCCGCAATGTGGGCCATCAGAGGTTTGAACCCATCGTTTAGCCCAGTCAGGCTCATTGTTCTTCGCTCGTATTGTTCATCGGTGTCGAGCAGCACCGCATTGAATGCAGACGCTACCAGCATCATCAGTCGGAGCCTGGACACGAGAGTCTTATTTCCGTCGTCCGCCGCGAGCATATCGGCAAGACCTTTGATCGTCAGAACACCCTGAACAAGGTCCTTGAAAACAGCTTCGTTGTACTGGAACGCAGTTTCGACCTGTCGCACGGCGTCCCATACGCGTTGGCCGACTGGCAGCCCCCATCCCATGCGAGCGGTGTCTCGGAGCTCCGTCGTCCGGATGCCGCGGAACCTCCACACTCTCGACGCGTCAATGATGTTGTTTTCTGCCCCTGTCAGAACTTCGTATGCCTTTGGGTATTCATACGCCCGCGTTGAATACTCCATGTTGGCCTGAGGGTTGATTTCCCACCGCGAAAGGATCTCAATTCCGTCGACCGACACCAGGCGATTCAGGTCGATCGGCTCCGATGGTTTCTTGCCATCGTTAGCCATCGGAAGCGCCGCTGATCCTCCCTCGAGTCGTTCTACCCGCCATACCTCGTGAAAGGTCTCCCTGGCTCCGAGCTCCTCCATCGCGTCCATGATTGCTCGAGCTGTGTCCGTGTCCTTTGTGCCGTCACTTTTCTTGACAGTGAGTCGAATCCATCGCCGTGTCCCGTTATCAGGCACAGCGTCGATGATTCGTGCGAATATGCCTGACTGCTCATATTCTGTCTCCAGCACTCCGCGCGGCAATTCTCGAGTTTTCGGCGTGGACGACTGGCCTATATCCTTACCTTCGATGCCGAGACCAGAAAACACGTTCGACCACCCGTCCATCCTGGCGAAGACGGATGTCAGCGACTCGGCCAAAGCCTCGAGAGATTCTCCGGTGAATTTTGTAGACGTCATTCGTTAGAACCTCGCGAGCGCCTTCATTTTCTTGATCGCGGTCTGGTCTTGCGCTCGACACTCAGACAGCACCGCCTGAGTCAGAGTGTCTACTCTGTCAGCGTCTCGCGCAAACGGGAATGTGGTCACCTCTTCGATCCATTCCTCCACCCATTCGCCATGCGCATCGCTGGGCACGTAGAGTCCTCCACCTTCGATGAAGGGTGCTGCGGTCTCTGCTCTTTGAATCTTCGATGCGCGTCGAGGGTCCCACGCAACGACGTTCGCGATCTCGCCCTGGAGCACCTCGATGGTCGCCGGGCCGTCTGCTTTGTCCTCGACGATGATTTTCCTGGCGCCCGGATCGTCTTCCACCATTGCCGATATTAGTCCTATGGATTCAAGAAATCCGACGCGGGCCCTGCGCTCGCCAACCAGATATAATGACGCGCCTTTCTTGCCAAACCACGCGCCATGAACCCATGACGGATTTTTCAAGCGCATCAGCTGTTCTCTGGTCTTTCCGCCAAATTTCAGATCCCATGAATGGAACGTGTAGTCGAATTTTGCCGGAAGTATCGACCACCGTCTCAGCCATTCGCGCTTTATAATTCCACCCTCGCGCGGAACTGGTGACTGCTGATGCTGAGCGGCGAACCCTTGCGTGCCAAGATCTTTTTGGGCTTGCTGTACCTCTGCGTGGCCGAAATGCGCCTCGCACAATAGCTCGCCTTCATCGGTGCGCGGGTCCTCGAGTCCCAGCGCCTGTACTGTCCTGCGTCCCGGCGCATCGCATTCATAGAGCGTCTTGAGCTCAATTACCTCGTATCCGCCGCGCTCTTTGATCGCTCCAGCGACGTCATCGACGTGCGTCCGCTGCATGATCGCCAGCTTTCGACCGGTCTTCGGATGGTCGAGCCGCGTCGACATGACGCGGAACCACCATTCGTGCGCGGCTGAGCGCTCTAAATCGCTCTCCACCTTCGCGGCGTCGTGCGCGTCATCTACTGTGACGTAGTCGCCACCCTCGCCCGTCGTGCCGGATTCCACCGAGGAAATGATGCGCCAGCCTCCCTCGGTGTTCTCGTACCTCTCTTTCTGGTTTTGGTCGCCAGACAATTCCCATAGGCAAGCCGGCAAACGCATGAGGCGATATGTCGGATGCGAAATGACGCGCCTCGACCGAACAGAGTCACGCGTCGCCAGCCGGCGCGCATATGAGCCCGTGAGCCATCGCGTTTGCGGATCCGTGAGCCAGACCCATGCCGGGAAAAGGACAGACCCAAACGTCGACTTCAGGTGTCTGGGGGGCATGCAGAGGAGCAGATTCCGAATGGAACCGCTTTTGAGCGCTTCCATCGCCTCGCATATCCAATCCAGGTGCCAATTCCAAACGAGGGGATTCTCCCGTTCGATGAGTGGCCATGCCTCGCGCGAGAAAAACCGGAAATCGACCTGACATCGCGCAGCCCAGGCGTCGTGATAAGAGACCTGTGAGATGAGCTCGCCCAGGTCGGCGTCTGACCAGGCGCGCATGTGTCAGGAGTCGAGCGCTCCGAGGTCGGTGGCCATGGCTTTCCGCAGCGTCTGCTCAAGCTGGATGCGCTCTGCACGCGTGAGCCTCGTCAGGTCCGGGCCTGGAGCGTCGGCGCCCATGTCATGCTGGATGGTTGCGGCCAGAGGGGCGCGACCGAAGGCCTGCTCGAGCAGGACCTTGCATGCCGCGATGGCCGCTCTATGGTCGTCGCTCTCCATCAGCTCGGCCAGGCGTTCGATCGCTCGCGTCGAGTGATCCTGAGCCAGCCGGCGCGCTTCGCGCTCTGCGCCGGAGATTTTTGGGCGCCCGTGGGGGTTCCCGCTTTGGCCCTTCTGCCAAACCACGCGGGACTGATTCTAGCGCATTTTTCGCCACGCGGGTTCGCGTGGACGCTGCTCCTCGTCGAGCAGCCCGCGCAGGTAGTCGCGGGTCTCGACGTCCAGAGCTGCCATGCCAGTATCGATGCGACCAGCCCACAGGAACCCGAGCGCAGCCCGAAGCGTGGGCCGCCATGCTGAAACCGCTCCCAGCGGCTCCAGCGCGCACACGAAGCGGGTGACTCGCCACCCGCGTCCGTCCTTGCGCAGCCAGTGTGTCACGGGGTAGGCGACGCCATAGCGCGTCACCTGCCCCCCTGAAATCACCAGCACGAGACATCCTCGCGCGCTGCGTCATACGCCCAGTCCGCGCGAGCGTCCTCGGCGTCTTGTCGTGCGGCCAGCTCGACCGCGGATGGCACCTCGCCGCATCCGCCGCAGCGCCAGCAAATACTGCCATCGGTCCGGCCCTCGCCAGAACCGGAACATGACGGGCACAGCCCGGCCACGTCTACGAGCTCCGCAGGTTCCGTGCGCTCTGGCTCGCTCCCGTAGGTGGCCTGCTGACAGGGGCACCACCAGCCTGATGGCCCCATCTCTCCGCAGGCGCCGCAGGGCGCTATCTCTCCCTCGCGCTCGGGTGTAGATCGGCGTAACTCCGTGCACACGGAGTTCATCTCTCCGCATCCGCCGCAGCGGGTCTCCGTCGTCGTCATGATTGGTCCCTCCCCAGCGCGATTCGCACGCGCTGGATTTCGACTGGCGTCCTGCCCGCGCGCTCCAGCGCGAGCAGTGCCACTTGCTCCCACTCCACAGGCCGCACGATGGCTCGTGCTGCCCGTCTCACCGCCTCCTCCGGCCGCCCGGGAGCCAGATGGCCCCAGGCGACCGCGGAAGCACGCGCTCTGTCGTCTGATCGGCTCAGGGCGTGCTCCTGTCCAGATTCCTACAGCGCTCCTGGCCACGGAGCGCGAGCCCAGGGAAAGCGGCCAGCATGGCCGCTGAGAACGCGTCGGCCGCGTCGCTCGCGGCCCGACACAGCTTCATGCGCGCATCCTCGGTGCGCGCTGTTGAGGGATGACAGGCGGCCGAAAACGCCGCCTGGGAAATCACCATTTCTTCTGCCAGAGCGATCAGGCTGGCCGGTGTCGTCGTGTTCATGTCTCGAGTTATCGTCCGGACGTTTTCGGTTGTCTAGACGTTTTTTTGATTTTTTCTGCGATAGCCCGAC